CCAAAGAAACCAAGCCGAAGCTAGTATGGGGAGCAACCGAGCGCTGGTTGCTATCGCCGCGAGAAGATTATGTATTCGCATTTGTGCCGATTTGTGAGCATTTCCATTGGGATGCAAAGTATCTTCGAAGAAAAATCGTTGCGCTTGTCACTAAGGCTCGTAACGAGCGGCGCCACGTTATTAAACGCCACCGGATCAGCGTGCGTGGGCAATATCGGCGGCTAGATCAGCAGGTAAGGAAAGGCTGAAAAGTATGAGCGTTATTCGTGAGGCGCGAGAAATGAAGGATGAAATAACTAGGCTTAGTAATTTGCTTGACTGGTATATTAAGCGCGTTGACTGGCTGGAAAAACAGCTAGCATCTGCTCACGATGTATTAAAAATCATTGGCCGGCAGCCGCCGGATGTTAAAGACTAAAGCCGGTGTTTTTTCTATTTTCCAAACACCAGCGGTTGTGATATTGCTATTTAGCAATTGGCAAATAACCACATCTCAATCACATTATGCCAAAGGGTGTTAAGGGATTCGTTAAAGGTAATACCTTCGGCGGCTACAGAGAGAACTCAGGGCGACCGACTAAAGATGAGCAGGAAGAGCGCCTGACGCTGCTGGAAGCATTAGAACGTGAAGAGCAAAAGCGTGCTGCCAGACTTGCCAAGCGATATTACGAAATGGCCGAAGAAGATCCGGCCACAATGCGCCATGTGGTAGACGGCAAGAGGCCACGTAATGCCGAGCAGCAGCAGCCCACCGCAGTCATCCACCAATTCATCCAATTCTCAAATAATCAGAATACCTTACAACTACCTGCCGAGGAACTATCAGGTGCCGTTTTGGGTAGCGATGACTCAGCAGCGCAAGAAACGGGCAGTGATGATTTGGCACCGGAGAAGCGGCAAGGACAAAACGGCATTGAATTTCGCAGTTTCGCAAATGTTCCCGGAAAACGGCGGTAGGATAGGCACGTACTACCACCTGTTTCCCACTTATGCACAAGGCAAGAAAGTGATGTGGGATGGCGATGACAAGACTGGCTATAAGTCGATGAATCACTTCCCAGGCTTTAGCGCCAGCCGTCATCCTGCCGGCATAGTGGCTAGAAAGAACGAGACAGAGTTACGCATTGAGCTTACAAACGGCAGTGCTTATCAGATTATCGGCACCGATAACATTGACAGCATCCGTGGCACTAACCCGGCTGGGGTTATCTACAGCGAGTATGCGTGGCAGAATCCGCAGGCTGAGCTGATACTTAGCCCTATCCTGGCAGAGAACGGCGGTTGGGCTATCTTCAACTCTACACCGCTAGGGCATAACCACTGTGAGGGGCTTTACCGGATGGCTAAGGGTAATCCTGACTGGTATTGCTCGCTATTAACGGTGGACAGCACCCGCGATCACGACGGCAACCTCATTTATCCGCCTGAAAAGATTGAAGCCGAGCGCCAGCGTTTGATTGCACAGGGCAAGAGCGAGAGTGATGCTGAGACATTCATACAGCAGGAATATTATTGCAGTTTTGAAGGCTACTTAGAAGGCAGCTACTACAGCGAGCAGCTACGTGCCGCACGTGCGCAGGGCCGTATTAGCCGCGTGCCGTGGCGGGTTAATGAGCCGGTGTATACGTTCTGGGACATTGGCGTTGGCGATAGCACAGCTATTTGGTTCGGGCAGCGGTATAAGCATTTAATGTTATTCGTGGATTACTACGAGGACCACGGCAAACAACTCTCATTTTACGCCAAGGTATTGCATGAGAAGCCTTACCTGTACGGCGGGCATTATTGGCCACACGACGGCAAGAACCGAGACTTTAGCGGCCGTGAAGGTGAGGATAGGCGTGACACCGGGCAGCGGCTAGGAGTACGGCCCATCTATATCGTACCGCGTGGTGATGTGGATGATGGCATTGACTCGGCTAGACGGCTGTTTAGCCAGTGCTGGTTCGATGCCAAGTTATGCGCTAAGGGCCTGGATGCATTAGCTTCTTACCACAAGGAATGGGACGAGGACCGCAAGGAATTTCGCCAGCGGCCGTTTCACGATTGGGCGAGCCACGGCGCCGATGCGTTCAGGACAATGGCCAAGAGCAAGTGGGATTGGCCGGTGCAGGACGATGAGCCACACAGGCTGCCGCCAAGTGCAATGAGCATGTAAGCATTATGGAGCTAACTTACTGGAATAAGTTAGGAAATAAATACCGCGAGGGTATTATCCGAAAAGCAAAAGATTGCCGCCATCCAACTTTTATGTTCTTGGCGCACAATCGCGGAATACAGTGTTTGGAGTGTCTTGCAATTTGGGAGCGTGTTAGGCGGCGGGTAGGGTCGCACTTGATGCGAAAAAACGGCACATGACACGCCTAAACTACTGTTATGAATGCAGAAAAGCACATTGGGCGGCAGATTGCCCGGTTAGAAACCCGCCTAAAATCGTTACAAAACCTGTAACATTAGCCACTGTGAAGCAGCCATTTGTTACGCATGCAGTAACGAAACATTGCCCTACTTGCAGGTGTCATCCGAGGACTAATGCCGAGCGGCAGCGAGCGTATCGAGAGCGGCACAAGGCCCAATGAACATAGACTTCGGCGCAATAATTGACGAGTTAAACAGGCGCAAGGCGCAGGCGGGGCAGCGGCTTAGCGATATGTTTACTCCGCCCCAGAAGCCGACTGATTGGTTTAGTCAGATGAGTGCTGTACCACAACAGACACCGACAACGCCGGAGCAAAGAAGCAATATCCAACAACTCCTAACCGACTTTGCACAGCGTGCAGCACAGGGCATTGTGCCGGCGCCTATCAGGGCACGTGAGCAGGCGATGCAGACGGACCCCTCGGCTGCGGCTAAACCGTTTACCAGCCAGGAAGTGCAGCAATCGGTGCCGTACATCACGGCGGCTGCGCCAATTGCGTATCATGGCAGCCCGCACGAGTTTGACAAGTTCGATGCCAGCAAGATCGGCACCGGGCAGGGGGCGCAGAGCTATGGGCATGGGCTGTACTTTGCGGAAAATCCTGAAGTGGCGGGAACTTATAAAAGCGCTGGTGGCAAAATTTCTAATGAATTTACCGTGAATGGTGTTGCATTACGTCCTACTGATATTCGGTATGGTATTGCTGACGATATCGTGAACAAAGGACTTGATGAGGCACGCCGAAACGCCAAAGCCAATGGTCCTGAGTTCTTGCGAGCCTTTGAAGAAATACAAGGCAAGGTATCAGGCAACAAGAGCAACATCTACCGCGTCAACATCCCCGACGAGCACGTGACCAAGATGCTGGACTGGGACAAGCCGCTGAGCGAGCAGCCTGAAATATTAAAGAAATTACAAACTAACGTCGATAAGCTGCCGCCGATTGTGCAGGAAATGTTGCAGCCGTTTGAACTGCGCAACAGTAAGGGTGAGTCGATTTATCATGCTTTACAGGACAGTCTTGTTCCGCCGCCCAGTGCAGTTAGTGATCGCGGTCAGGCTGCATCTAAAGTTCTATCCGACCTCGGTATCCCCGGCATCAAGTACTTGGACCAAGGCTCGCGCACCGCAGGCCAGGGCACCCGCAACTTTGTCGTATTCGATCCGGCGATACTAAAGGACGTAAGTAGGCAGTAATGTTCATCCTCCCATCACGCGGTAGACCCCAAAACGTTGAGCGGCTGATCGAGCACTACCGCTACACTGACGCTACGGCGCCCGTGGTGCTCTATCTCGACACCGACGATCCGCGTCTCAACGATTATGCACTGATAGACATGCCGCCGACCTGGACAGAGCGTGTGTACAGCAGGGCGTCTTACAATCCTGTCTGGCATATCAACAACCGCCACTTCAACGACTTTCCGGATGAGCCCTGGTACGGCCACATTAACGACGACATGGTGCCGCGCACGTACCATTGGGATCAGGAGCTGATTGCCACTGCCGGCAGCGATTACATTGCCTACGGCGACGACATGCTCCAGGGAAAGCGCATGTGCACGTTTCCGGTGATTGGCGGCAATTTAGTGAGGCGCTTTGGTCGGCTCATGTTCAAAGGCCTCAACATTGACAGTGCCTGGATGCTGCTCGGCTACAAGCATGGGCTACTCCGCTATCGGCCGGACGTTAAGTTGGAGCACTTGCATTACACGGTTAACAAGGCGCCGTTTGACAGCACGTATGATGTCGACGAGGCGATACGCAACGGCGGCAGTTGTGAGGCGTTAGAGGCGTTTATGCGGGAGTGGATCTTACCGGAGCAGTTTAACGCGGAGGCGTAAGTTCTATGAAAAAGAAGCCTGTTTCACGCCAGTTCAACCAGGGGGACACCCCAACCATTGCGGTATTCAATCAGGCAACGGTCTCGCTCGGGGTGGATTTCAACAAGCTTATTACGGCGATGCAGAGCTACGTGGACAAGTACGTTGCGCCGCGTTGGGCGTGTCCGGCTAATCTTGTCAAGTCAGATGATTTCGTTAAAGGCGCTTGGGCGGTAGCGTTTCTCGATGATGCGGATGTGCAGGGTGCGCTAGCCTATCACGATGTGACGCCGGACGGACTGCCGTTGTCTAAGGTGTTCGTGAAGACAACGCTTAAAAACCATGAACTTGTATCGGTTGCTGCAAGCCATGAGCTGTGCGAAATGCTGGTGGACCCGGCCGTACAGATGATGTGCACTGGCCCTAACCTGAAGTTGACCTACGCGTATGAGTCGGCTGATCCAGTGGAGGCCATTAGCTTCCCGGTAAACGGCATTGCTATGAGTGACTTTGTGTTTCCTAGCTACTTTGAAGTCTTCCGGAAACCTCGCAGCGTGCAGTTCGATCAAATGGGGAAGATTGGGCGGCCATTTCAGTTACTCAATGGCGGCTATCAAATCGTTTTTAATGGCCGGCAATGGACGCAAGTATTTGGCTCTACGGCAAAGGCAAAGAAGTTTGCCAAAGAGGACAGGCGCGGGCATCGGTCTGAGCAGCGTAAGAAGCAGGCTGAAATGGCGGCGAAATACGATCCGGCGGTGGCATGAAAGAACAACCCGACCCCCTCGGCACCGCAGTAGCCGATTACATTGACGTACTTGAGGGCAAGAAGCCTGCGGCTGAGGCCCAGGTTAATGGCGAGCAGGAGTTAACCAACGAGCAGCGCCGGCGCGTGCCTTACATTGTCGCCTTGTATAGAAAGCCCTGCTATCTCTGCGATCAGGAGCCGCCGTGTCAATATTTCCTACCCTGGAAAACCGCCGACGCTGTAACACCGTGGAAGATAACGGCAATCTGTAGCAGCTGCCGCAGGCTACCGGATGTGAAAGAGCGCATAGAGGCAAGACTTAGAGAGGAGTTGGCCGATGGCAATGGATAACTTAAAGAAGATGCAGCAGAAGCACGATGCCAAGATTAAAAAGCAGAGTAAGCCGCCGGCGGGCATGATGGGCGTGTGTAAGGGGCACGACATGGCGGAAGAGAAAGGCGAAATGAAGAAAGGGGGCAAGTAATGGGACTAATGAAACCAAAGCCGCAGGGCAAGGGCATTGTGAAAGCATTGGGGCAGAAGGGCACTACTGGCAACTTCAAGAAGATTGAGGCGGCCAAGGGTAAAGGGGCGGCAATCGGCGCACTGCAGAACAAACTTGCCAAGAAGCGCGGCCAACCGATTCCGTATTAGGGCAATGGGCAAGGCCTACTTCGACAATAATTTCGTATGTATTAACGATAACGGCGACTGTGTGGCCATGAGCGATGTAGTGAGAACAATTGAGATACCCGGCCGGCGCGTTCTGGAAATAGTGCGGGATTACTTCGAGTCTAACTACAAGCGGCTTGACGGCAACGGTAATGAAGTGCCGCTGGGCGAGGCGCCTTACATAGTGGTGCGCAACAGTGACAGTAAGGTGTTCAAGCTGGCTAAGTACGTGCCTTACGGCTGGCAGGCGCGGGATTACGTTTACTTGGAAGAGATATGAAGATTTTGTTGCTTGCTAGTGTCCTTTCTTTCGGCGGCGCGGGTGTAACTGAGGAGTGGATTGGAGGTGATCCAATTATCCAGCACGACTTGCGGTTACCTATTTGCGCCGATAGTCAGCATTTAAATTACTCGAATAACGAATGGATGTGTGGAAAATGAAAAAGAAATCATCAAAACAGTCAAAGGTAACGCCGCCGCAGGGTAAGTTTATCAATCAGACTTATGGCGGCAAGGGCGATATGAGCCACATTGTCAGCGACAAGCAGCAGGAAGATGGCGAGGCGAGTTACGACAACGAGGGGCAGTTTGGGATCGGGATGAGTAAGAGCAAGTAGATGCCGATATACACCAATCCAGCTCAGTTAGCCTCATTACAATCCGGCCGCAAGTTTAGCGGCAACGATGCGGCAACACAGAACGCGGCTTCAGCCGATGCCAAACGCGATTTGACTGACTTTATAGGGAAAATCAAGCTCGACATTGACGCGTGCTGGAAAGTAACCGAGCCGTGGCGGTTGCAGGCTGATGAGTCCTACAGGTTTGTGGAGAATGATCAGTGGGATGAGCGTGACGCGAAGTTCATGTCCACACCGCCGGCCCGCCCGATGCTCACGTTTAACGATGTGTTGCCGGTAATCAGGATTTTATCCGGAATAGAGCGGCAAAAGGCTGAGTCGTTTAAGGTAAAGCCGCGCGAGGGCGGCGATGTAGATGCGGCCGAAGTGCTAACGGAGTTGATGAAGTATGTCGACGATGAAAATCTCGGGTACTATCAGCGTATCAGGAAATCAAATGATGTTAACATTACCGGACGAGGTTATATCAAGACTGACATCTCCTACGACGAGAACGTTAACGGCGACATTATTCTCAAACGACGGAACCCGCTTACCATTTTTAATGACCCTATGGCGGATGAATGGGACGGTACTGACCGAAGGTGGGTTGCCGAGGGCGAATGGGTCACGGAGGACGAAGCAAAAGAACTCTGGCCGGAGTTCGAGGACCAAATCCGGATAGGCGACTGGCTTTCCGGCAACACCGGCATGATGTCGCCCAACTTGGTAGGCGATAAGCTGATAAATTCCAAGCTGTTTATCGATCAGGCGACTAAACGCGTTCGCATTTTCGATTATTGGTACAAGAAAGTCGAGCCGGTGATGCTTGCGGTTAACATGGACACTGGCGACACGCGGGTGGCGGACGAGGATTTCGTTACAGAGTATCAGACAATGGACCCGGCAACGCAGCAATCGCTAAAATTCATGCGGCGCAAGGTGACAACGATCAGAGTCGCCACGATTATGAACTGGATCTTGATGCGCGACGACATTTCGCCGTTTCCGCACCGTTATTTTCCAATCACGCCGTATGTCGGGTTGCAGTACAACAACGAGCCGTGGGGAATAGTGCAATTTCTGAAAGATCCGCAGCGACTAGCCAATAAAGGCGTTAGTCAGGCGCTAAACCACCTTAACCGCTCGGCTAATTCGGGCTGGCTCAATCATTCTACCCGGGGCGCTAGCAGCACAGTCTTAGAAAAGTTTGGTTCTGTGCCCGGCATTGTTATCAACTACCAGGAAGAGCCGCCGCGCCAGATCGATCCGACACCGCTCAGCGAGGGGCATGTGGGAATGATCCGGT